GTGCCTGTAAGCTCAATCTTATATTCTAAGAGGCGCATAAACTCGCCATCGGGGGTAGCTTTAAGGGATGATAGCTTGTCATAGAAGGAGGCATTGGAGCTAGTTAATAAGATGGTGCCCCACTTAGTAGCATTTGCACGCTCAGCATTCTCGTGCTGTTTCATACGGTTCTTACCTCTACCTTGCGATGCAGCATAAAGTAGGTCTGAGAAGTGGTCGCCGCTCATCTTGGTAACTTCGTCAATAGTTACGGGTAGGTTATTCATAACCCCAAGGCGATGGATCATGGAGTTCATTGTGTCCTTCCACTGCAACATAAGCTCTTCAGGATGACCCCATACGCTATTGCACATCTTCAAGATAGTTGACTTACCAGTACCTGATGTATTGTTTACTAGGTTAATAATCGCACCCTTGAGTTTGAGATGTTTAAGTAGTGGGGCACCAAAGGCGGTAAAGAAGCCAAAGGCATGAGGTTCAAACCCAGGCTGGTCGTATACCTTAACTATACGCTGCCATTCTTCAAGGCTACCCTTTGGTTTTAAATAGTCGGCTAATGAACCAGTGGCTACTGAAGGTGGGCTATACGCTACCTTTTCTGCTGAAACTTCTTGCTCACCGATAATAAACTTTTGATCCTTGTCGGCCCAACCAAACTGATCTCTCATAACTTCTAACTCCATTGAATGTTGTAGATTTTTTGCTGACGCAATCATGTATCCCATAATCGCATCCATTTGTTTTTTAGCTGCTATGACCCCAAAGTAGCCTAGCTTATCCCGTAGCTTTTCTGATGTCATTGCATCTGTAGCTGACATGGCAAACTCTTTCATGCCGTCTTTTGGTAGGTGCAGTCTGATCCAAACCGACTCGCCTTTGGCAGGATCGTGCAGGCGTTTGACAATATACAGGTCATGCTCGTATATATTTATTGCGTCACTACCCCCATCGTCATCCCTAATCTCAATATAAACGCCGCCGTTCTTCCCCCTAAAATACGGAAATGGATACGGTGGTATATCGAAAACTTCCTCTTGACCAGCCTCCGTCGTCTCCACGATGATGTTATCTTCCGCAGCAGCAATTTCAGATCCGAGCTGCACCGGCGATGATATCTTGCCCTTGTGTTGGCAGCCTTCACAGCCTTGAGGATTAAGCTTCTCGAATGTTTGACATGTGTATGGCCCCTTTGTTTGATTAGCTTTACGCTCCGTGTTCTCCGGTGAGTACTCAGGGTGTGCTTCGGATATTTTATGTATGGCTTCATCTCTATCTACGCAGACTGCCGCTACCGACAAGCCTGCTCTCCATAGTGGTTCTTCAATTGTGTCTTGGTTTATTGCAATGTTCTCAAGCTGAGCACATCCCTGCCCATTCATGGTTTTAATCATGATGGTTTTAAATCGGCTTTGCTTATTACCTAATAAAGATAACGCAGACTCGCTGTACTGCCGAGGCATCCAGTCAGGCGCAACTAAAACGCCTATGGTTTGTTTGACATATTCGTAGTCTATTTCGGGCTGTATAGCCAAAATTGTTACATGTAACGGAGGATCTTCTTTAAAATTAAGAGTCTCTGGTACACGTAAAATAGATGCGTTATCTGCGGTCCTGGATGGATCAGCAGCAAAGTCATGCTCTTCACAAAGAGCTTTAAGGCGTTCAGCTACAGGCTTCCACTGTAAACGATCAACTACAGTTTTTAATCTCCAATAAGCATGTATACCTCGCCCTGAATCAACCACAGATGGCAAAGGCATATTAATCTTCTTACAAAAAGATTTAAGTGCATTTAATCCTTCTGTTTGATTTTCATAGGGTTTACCCTCACCACAGTCAATATCTAGCCAAAAGGCTTTAATCATACCCGTATTGGGTTGGATCCTACCCTCTTTGGGGTCTTTATATTTAGCGCAAGCAAAGTACACATTGCACTTATCTTGTAACAGCACATCAATTTGTGCTTCTACCTCCACGAGAGTTGCGTGGAATGTTTGCACAGGGGGTTTTGACCCGTCCTGCCGTAAGCCAACTATGCAGTACCACCCTTCTCCTTCGGGTGCCAGTACTGCGGTCAATAGATCTGTTGTTGCCATAGTTCCTCAACACCGAAAAAATAAGGACAGCAAGGGATTCGGCAATATCCCGATTCGCTCCGTCGAGCTAGCTGTCCCCGTAGACGTTAACTGCTTAGTATTTTTTCTATTAGTTCAATCTTGTCTTTGCGTGGGGTACCACTACCCGTAAACCATGTGTACATGGTCATACGAGAGACGCCAAATTTTTTAGCCATCTGTGTTACTGGTATACCCTTTGCGATGCAATGTTTGCCAAGGCGAACCCCCGGGTGCCGAGGGTTGCCAGCTTTTATTGCTTCAACAAGACGGAGACTATAACCTCTTAGACTCATGCTTCTTCGTCAGTGGACCATCCGCTCATCACGGCTTTCAAGTCTCGTTTAGCAGTCGGCTCAGCCTTTTTCTCTTCACGCTTCTTAGGCTCAGGGATTGACTCCGCTTCAACTTCGACTTTGGCTACCTCTGCCTTTGCTGTTGGTGCAGCTAGCTTAGGTTTAATACCGTCCGCTTGTGCAATTGTCATAGTAACTGCGCTCTTAGCAGCTTGAGTTTCACCAAGTTTCTTGGCTTGCTCCCATTCATGGCGCTCTAAGAATCGCACCGGTTTAAAGAACAACTTACCAACTGTTGAGTCTTCATCAAAGCGCATCTCAGTAACCAAGCTATTTAAGTTGTAGCCTTGTGAGCCAACGTACTTAGCGTATTGGTTAAATGGCATGTGCTCTAAATCACCGGGGTCTTTCATGTCATAAAAAATAGACTTGGACTGCAATGTCATTTGATAAACATCGCCATCTAAATCAGACGCCAAAGCTACTGCAATACGGCGGTTCTTACGACATGCTTTGGTATTGCCTTGACCTGACCCATTAATATCTTGTGGGCAGTTAGCGCATGCTGCTGATTGTGGTGACTTAATAGACGCATCAGGCTTATCACCGTCATTAGACCAGCAATCAGGTGGTGCAGCATCAGCTTTTGGATCCCATGCTTTAGCATAGAAAGTTCTTGATACGTGCTTAGAGGCGTTAACAATAACAACTTCTAGCTTGCCAGTGTTGGTCTTAGATACTTCTGTACCATCCACTTTAAGCACAAACTTATTATTGCCAAGCGCAATGCGTTTAATTTGTGAACCGCCGCCACCTGATAGGGCTTTGGTTACATCATCAAGTTCGACTTCCTTAAGATAGTCGGGCAGTTGGTTATTAAATAAGGCGACGTTACTCATTTGCTTCTCCTAACAGTGATAGCGTATGTGCGATCCACATTTAAACCGGCGGGATGCAAGTCCGGATTCTCTTCCAAAAACTGCTTCATATTGGTCTGATGAATTCTTTTCTCAAGCAAATCGGGAGCTTCATGCTCATGTAAGAACTTATAGAAGTTCTCCCAATCGTTTGTCCAAAATCTGCTCTTAACCGACCGCATAGCAAGACCATGTTTAGTCTTAATGCTATCGGCATTGGTTGATTTGCAGACTTCTAGTATTTCTTGTTCTATCAGAGATAGCTGTTCATTGAGATCAGCTTCTTTCTCTTCTAGTTCACGACGTAATTGGTCACGGGCGTCACGTATTTTAATATAGACTTTGACCAGTTTGTCCATATCGGCGACGGGTTGTACTACCGCTTCGGCATCATTCATTTTAGTTTCCTTGTTAATATCGGGTCTGAGCCCGTTAATTAATACTACATCTACTACTTTACTATGTCAACTCTTTATTGTCAACTTCTTGTCGGTACAAATCAATTATTTTTGTATGTACATCGAGTTTATTCTGCAACATATGGTACAACTTAGTCTCTACGGGACTACCCTTAATATGCACAATAGTCATCTTATTCTTTTGCCCCTGCCTATCAATACGTGCATTTGCCTGTAAATAAGTCTCTATAGATGTTACTGGTGCATACCAAATGATAGTATCTGCAGCAGTTAGTGTGATTCCGTGTGCAGCAGCTTGTGGTTGTATAAGAAGTACTTTAGGGTCAACTTGCTCTTGAAACCTTTTAAATATCTCGGTTCGTTTGTTTACTGGGACCTGCCCATTGATGACTTCGCAGGTAATACCCGCCCCTCTCAAATGTGTCTTGAGTAATTCTATTGTATGCGTGAACGGAATAAAGACAAGAACTTTGTGGCTGGCTTCTTCAATTACTTCTTCAATAACACGTAGCCGATTACTAACATCAAACTCAACGACAGCACCAGTATCAGAATAAACGGCACCCCCTGATATTTGTAGAAGCTTATTAATCTTAACCGCAGCATTAACGGCGCTAACTTCTTCGCCATCCGCTGCCATAAGGTACTCGTCTCTGAGCGTTTTGTAATATTTCGTCTGTTGCGTAGTAAGGGGGGCGTCCCGAAAAACATGTGTAACCTCCGGTAGGTCTAAACAATCTTCTTTTCTAAATCTAATTGCGGGTTGAAGGGCATTAAATACGGTTTGATCTGAATCAGGTTTTGGTAGCCATTTAAATTTGGTAATCTGCACCATAGTCTGATCACGGAAAGCCCCAAAGAACCTAGGCACGTTATCAGGCACAAGCATCTTTGCTAGACCAAACGCATCAGTAGGAGTCTGTGCTGCTGGCGTACCAGTCATCATCCATATCCATGTGCGTGGGGTTATGATGTGATTAAGCGTCTTCCAGCGTTTAGTAGTAATAGTCTTGTAAGCATTTGCTTCATCAATAATTATTAAATCAAAGTTTTGTTTTGCAATAGTGTCGGCTACGATGTCTACGCCGTCATAGTTGATGATCACAAACTGAGCGTCACTTTCAATCACTGCTTTTCTTTTATCTCTGTCGCCATATGCAACACCGACTTTACGGTGCATGGCAAATTTAAATAGATCTGCTTGCCATGCAGATTGCATAATAGACAAGGGGCAAATAATTAATACTTTGTAGACTTTCTTTTGTTCCATCAGGTAATCTGCAGCCCATATAGCCGAGGCTGTTTTGCCTGTACCCTGCTCATTAAAACAAAATGCACGTTTGTTAAGGGTTAAAAAGTTAGCCGTTTCTTTTTGGTGATCCATGGGTTTATAAAGCCCAGGCCACTTGTAATCTCTTTGGATAGGGGATGGTACATTTTTAATCTTAAGCTTTGATAGAGCTTGTGCTTCGTCTAAACCCCACCGAACAGCAACCTTATGTAAGTCGCCGTTGGTTTCAATAATTTCGCTCTTGGGAATGCACTCTGTTACAAGATTGGGGCGTCTTGTAGTAACTACTATTGCTTTGTTATTTACGATTTCCATGTTTAATTTTTATTGAATGGTCTGAGTTTCTTGGATACGATCGATTGTTCTCCGCAGTTTTGACCGCAAGATTACTACGTACCGTTTTTCCGCCTTTTGATAAAGGGACTTTGTGGTCAACATCTTTGCCATCGCCTTTGTGGACAAGCCCAGCCTGCTCCATAATTCGACGAGCTTTGTTACGTTGCGCCCGTTTCTTCTTGACCGCCGGCGTACCATCATACTGTTCATATTCCTTCTTGTAAGGGCGGGGTTTGTTCACATAAGGCATATCGTTGCTCCTCTTTACGGTAAAAATACACGGCGCCATCGCCTAATACTATGTATTTTGGCATGTTTTTAGGGTCTGTTCCAGTTAATAATCGCAGGGTTTCTTGGGTGTTGTCATCTACATCTACCCAGCCAGCAAAAGGAATTGGCTCAATCATTTAGTACCCCCATGTGTGGCTAAATTATTCTGCCCTAACTGTTGTATCTTGTAGCCGTGACCTTCTAAGTATTCAAGCAATGCTTTACGCTTAGGTTCAAACCATGGCTTCCATGTCCACGCTTCAAAAATAATTGGTGGGTAGTTGTTCTTCTTGATGGTTTTAATACCGCCTTTAATTACTTCTAATTCATGCCCCTCTACGTCAATCTTAATAAGACGTACGTTTTGATGTGCACCTGAGTCCAAAGTAAATACTACCAATGGTTCTTTGGCACCCTCGGTTTTGCACTCATATTCATTTTCACGAACTTCTTTGTCCATACTAAACGCACCAATATTGCCTTCGGCTGTATAGTCAGGCATTACAAGTACTAGCCGTTCTTCTTTATCCGATAATCCAAAGTTATGACAATGAATATTATCTAGCCCGTTAATAAACGTATTAGCGCATAGTTGGTAATAGACTATCCGTTGTGGTTCAAAGGCATGGTAAAGATGCTTCGGCACTTTCTTAGCCAAGGGTACACAGAACGTACCCAAGTTAGCCCCAATGTCTAGCACCTCACCTTCAGGTGCGTCCATTAAAAGCTTAAGGCTTATTTGATGTACGTCGTCTTCGTACAGTTCTTGTTTCAAATGGTTTGAGATTAAGTCTTGCCCTTTAAATACTAGGAACTGCGTGTCGTCTGCTTTTACTAATTCACAATTTGGTAACATATTATTTCCTTGGTAAAGTACCGCTAAAGTTGTAAGTACCGCTATGGGTTAGGTTTGCCCAAGGTGCGGCATATAC